CAATATCTTCCTAATTCACTCTTGGATCTTCCAGACGAGCAAATACAAATAGGTTATGTGGGAGAAATTAAATCACTTGGTGGCGAAAGCTATACACTTGAAAATCTTACTGGCTCTAGTATTAATTTAAGGCAAAGTAGAGATGAAAAAACATCACCTTTTTGCCAATGGGCTTTCGGACAGGATAACGGTGATAACTCAGGATGCCGTAAACAAGTACCATTTTACGAGACTCAGGTTGCTGGTGTTAGTAATCGGAGAGACTTTGAGGTGTGGGGAGAATATCAAAATCTCGCTTGGGGAAAATGCACATTTACAGACGGAGCAAATAAATCAGCTACTTACGCAATTTACCGAACTGTTCCAATATTTGGAGGTAAAACCCAAATTCAGTTATTTACTGAAGCACCTGGACCCGTAGCTACCCACGATGGCGTAATCCTTACTGCTGGCTGTGACAAAACTTACAATACTTGTAAAAACACTTGGAATAATGCTATAAATTTTGGAAACATCCCCAGTTTTGGCAACTTTATGCCTGGGAATGACTTTTTGTTAAGCTCTCCAAAGCAAAGCTAAGTTTTTCTAAAAAAAATAATTTCAATTCATAAATAACAGTAAAAAACTCTAGAATAGTTTTATTGATGTTCCCCTTCTGCCATGTATTATATTTCTGTTGCCAACCAAAGCCCTCCGCCCTATGTCGAGAATCGCGATTTAAAAATAAATTTTAACGATCTTGGGACTGCCTTTGCTATCGCAATAGCATTATTTAGTATGTTTTCGAGAAATACCAAATCACAGGCCAAAGAACTTGATCACGAAACTTTTGAGAAAACATCAAGGAAGATGGAATCTCTTGAACAAAAACTAGAGAAAATGGTTGAAAAACTATCAACAGGAATAGAAAAATTGACTACATTAACAGCGCAACTTGACAAAGACATAAGTCTTATTAAAGCCAAACAAGAAACTTTCTCTTCTATTTCTGATCAAATAGAAGCAATTCGCAAAAAACAGGAAGAATTTGATATACGAATCGGAATACTTGAGCATAAACCTTAACAGAATTGTCAACTTTACTAACTAAATTGCCATGAAATTTTTAACAGCAAATCGCAACACTATTTTAAAATCGCACTTAATGGATTCTAACTCCGAAAGTCTTCCCCAAGACTTTAGAACAATCCAAATTAAAGCTGGACAAAAAGTGATTTATAGTCAGATTCTCAAAAGAGAAAAAAATCACTATTTGCTAGAAATAAAGCCCCCGATTGAGGGTAAATTTAATTGGTACGCTTTTGTTGGTTACTTTGACGACCCTAATCCCTCTATAGTCCGCAAGGATCAAGTTGAGGGTGTGTTTGACAGGCTTAACGATAAAATTACTGATTTTCAGTTTCAAAAATTAGATGAGTGCCTTAAGAGATTTGATATTACCACAGTGCAAAGAGTTCGACATTTTTTAAGCCAAATAGCTCATGAATCAGCAGGATTACGGTACCTGGTAGAAATCCACGACGGCTCAAATTATGAAGGACGAAAAGACTTAGGGAATACCAGACCTGGTGACGGCAAAAAGTTCAGAGGTGTAGATGCTCTCCAAATGACCGGCAGAGCCAATTATCAGGCATTTGCTAACTATATAGGCGATCAGCGTATTATGGAAGGGTGGCGATATGTTAGAGAAAGATATTTATTTTTACCATCTGGATTTTGGTGGATGAATAACAAAATGAACGAACTGTGTGACCGTGGGGCAACAGTAGAACAAATTACCCGTCGCGTCAACGGTGGTACAAATGGACTAGCTGAAAGAAAACGATATTATGAGAGGGCTTTAAGATTTATCTAGAATCTTGACAATTCAAAAAGTAACCTGTAATATTTAGTTAAAGCCAGAGGTTGTCATGAAAAAAGAATTTCGTCCGTTAATTTTAGAGACAGTAGAAGGTTATAGTGAATTTATTAACTGTTACGAAATTGTTACAGTCACTCACTGTCCTGTAGGGGATAATTATGTAGTGGATGCGACTTCACAAGTGGGAATTGTAATATCTAATGTTGTGGCTAAGGCTTTAATGAACGCGTTAACTACTGATTTATTTTTTTCCAGTGATGACATTGACGAAAGAAAAGTTTTGCGAAGCGATGGGACATTTGATAGATTTTTTTAATATTTAGATTTCTCCTTGGGTGATTTAAGGCAGACCATCAACAAAATGGTCTGTTTTTCTTATATCATAGAAATAGTACACGGCAGTTCCAATGGCAAAAAAGAAGAAAAAGGATGATCAAACATTAAGAGGTTCTCAGCGATCCCTTACCTCACCAGGGATCGTGTCAGTATCACGTCGCTACGATTTGGAGATTACGGAAAATCCTATCCGTGATCCCAGAATATCAAGAGAATTAATCGAACTTAATCAATGGTGCTATGAAGTCATCCACGCCCTTGACATGGCCGCTTCTGATACCTTTGCATCTGACGATGGAGACGATCAGGGATGGGTAGTAGCCAAAACCCTTGATGATGAAGAAACTCCTATTAACCCAGAAGTGTTTGCCATTGCAGAAGATATTAGGTTAAGAAAGCAGAATTTTTCAACCTACATGATTGGTGGGGATAGACTCAAGAAAGCCTTAAGATGGGCATTGGGGAAGGGAGAATGTTTTCTAGAGTTAGGCATTGAACGAGAGGGTTTATCTGCTAACAAGTCTAAGGATTTTGGTGTAGCAAAGACTCTTTATTTACCTACCTTTGAGATGTTTAGAAAAGAAACAGATCAAGGGGAATTAATAGGATTTGAGCAAAGAAAATACGTTTCGGAGTCTGATCCTGATTATTTTTTTGAACCCTATAAAATCTGTCATATTCGCCATGAGCCTGATTTTCTTTATGGTCGCTCTCTTTGGTTAGCTTCTTTAGATGCTTGGGCTGATGTTAAACAGGCTTTTGATAATTTGATTAGGGCATCTAATGACTTAGGAGTTTCTCCGACTCTTCATATCATGCCAGGAGTATCTAGAGAACAGTCTGAGAGTTACGAACGAGACTTAGGAATCCGTAGAAAAAGTGGCATTATAACCGATCATATTCTCAGCTATCCTGGGCAAGATATTCGCAAAATGACTAATTTTAACTCTGATTTAACAGGGTTGATTGATACTCTTTTACAATGCCGGTACAAGCTAATTATCCCTGGATTTCCGACCTATTTCTTTCCAGGATTAGAATCAAAAGGGGGAACTAAAGAGTTATCCCGGTCGCCTGATCGTCGCTATTCTAGGATGAGATACGGATGGTGTCAGCTTCTTAGCGGTGCTATCAAACAGGTAATTGATACAGAAATCATTCTCAAAAAAGGATTAGATTTTTATACTGAAAATGCTAGAAATAAATATCGGATACTGTGGCCAGAATGGAGTGAATCTATAGATGGTCTATCAGGGGGAGAGGTTGAAGACACTGACTCTGATTTAACCAATGAAGAAACTAATAAACAACCTGTTAAGAAACTAAATATAAATCAAAATGATTAATCAAATTATTCACGGTGATTGTTTTGAGGTTTTAAAAACTATTCCTGATGGTTCTATTGACGCTGTAATCACAGATCCGCCTTATGGTATTGGATTAGCTGAATGGGATTCTGTGGTCGATATTCCACTTTTTACCAAAGAAGTAAAACGAGTCACCAATGGCTTTTATGCGTTTTTTGGACAAATGCCCACTATGGTTAATTGGATTAATTCAGCTAATAATGAAAAGTTGCATTATTGTGAACATATCTCATGGGTGAAGAGGAATTGCTGTGCTACCCATCCACAAAATTTAAACAAAGCACATGAATCAATAGTTATATATAAAACAAAAAAAACAAATAAATTTTATATTACACAAGGTTGTTATACAGATGTAAAAATACCAGGAATAATGTTTGATACCCATTCAATTGAATCTTTTTCAAGGTACTTTTCAGCATTAATAGCTAAAATCAAAACAGGGTCTTTTGGGAAGGAGGACTGTCATTTTGCAGACACTCAAAAAGCAAGATTTAACAAAACAAGAAAATTTAAAAAGCCTGAAATGAGTCGCCTTGAGTATGCAATCAGAGATGTTAATTTTACAAATGTATGGTCTTTTTTGCCACCTTATCGGCAGACGGGAAGGGCTGGGAAAGGTATTTACAACCACCCCACAGAAAAGCCGCTAGAAATCATGAAGCGATTAGTAGAAATGCTGACCCCTGAAGGTGGGACAGTCTTAGACCCTTTTTGTGGTTCTGGCACTACTGCATTAGCCTGTAAGGAATTAGGTAGAAATTATATCTGTATCGAGAAAGAGTTAGAATATTATCAAATAGCTTGTAACAGACTAGACCAACCTATAGAACCTATTCCAGATGAACCGATAGAGGAAATAATAGATAATTCTCCATTACAGTTAAAACTGTTTTAAATTTGATAAAATACAGTAAAGCCAAGAGGTAATTGTGACAAATCTAAAAGCCTATGTTGTTTCCGATTCTAATAATAATGTTCTAGTCGCCAATATGACCGAACTGGAGGTTATTGAAGCTTTAAAAGATGAGGTGTCTAAGCTAAAAGCTCAGATCGGCGAACTTAACAAAGCAGAAACAGAAGCGTAAGTGGATTAGGGAACTGACAAGAAATAACTCTTGACGGTCAAGAGTTATTATTTAATTTAAAGAGAAAATTCATGAATAACAATAACTTTGACGCTATTATCGAAGATTTGAGTATAGAAGACTTGAGAGCCGAATACGCCGAATTAACCAACTCATACGATAACCTGATGTTTGATTATGAAACATTAAAATTAAAGGTAAAAATGTTAGAAATTAAAAACCGTAACCTAAAAGCTAAACTCAATAAATCAGAAAAAACCCAAGAATTAGTTTATGACGGACTAGGAGACAAATAATATGACAGAAGGGATTACAGTCAACGATAACTTTATACCTTGCGACTCTAGCAAAGTCTCAGATGGATACCACACTTTTGAGGAACTTTATGACCATCGATGTCTTTTATTTATTCAGCTAATCGGATTACTGCCAGCTTTTTCGTTTGCCTCTTACTGTCACGACGACGAGACTGTTTGGGAAGGATGGTTTATTGCGGGATGTAAATTAAATAGCGGAATAATTACCTATCATTTACCGATAAAATTTGCAGATTTAATTCCTAATTCCGTGTGGGTTCCTAAAGCCCCTGAATGGGATGGTCATACTTCGCGTAATGTTTGTGATCGGCTAATCAAAGAAGCTAAAACCAGAAAAATACTACTGTACAAATAGCATGACAGATAAATTTAACCCAGAAGATAAAAACTTACAGCCAATTAGTCAGTTGCTAGAGAGAGCCGAAGTAACAGCCGATGACATTCAAAAAGCTATCGATGATTGGAAAAAGAAACCTCCGGATGATGAATTTAAAAACCTATTAGAACCTGAAATAAGTTATGAGTGATTTTTCTTTTAACCCTGGTACTCGACGCTATCGAGACAATAGAACGGGGAGATTTGTCTCTACTGAAAAAGTTAGACAAATCTCCCAACAAACTATTAATGCCCGTACTCAAAAAACAGATAAACTTACCCGTGACCTTTTGCAGAAAAAGATTACTGTCAGTGAGTGGGAAGAGAAGATTTCTTTTGAAATTAAAGATTTAACTATTCAACTTTATCGAATTGGTAAGCCCGACATGAACGCTTCTGACTACGGTAGAATCGGTCAGATGCTTCGCAGTCAATACGCACGGCTAAGAAAGTTTTCCCGTGATATTATTCTTGGTACTCAATCAGAGGCTCAAATAATCAATCGCTCTAGACAGTACGTTGCCAAGTCTAGGGAAGCTTTTGAGGAGGGAAACAGGAGAGGACACGCTCTAGTCAACAAGTGGGAAAAGAGAATAATTACCAAAAGAGAATCTTGCCAAGAGTGCCTTTTTTATGAGAGTGCCAGTTGGCAGCCTATTGGAACACTCCCCCGACCGACTGAAAGATGTACTTGTCGGGCCAATTGCGGTTGTTACTTTATTTTTTCTAACTCTAGGACACGACCTACCCAGAATATGCTTTCGTTAAACTTTGGCTGGACGAAATAAAAAACGCAGGATTGATGCCCTGCGTTGTTTCCTCAGCTATACACTTTCTATGGAGACAAATATTTTGTATTGAAATTTTATATTTATAGGTTTCGGTTGGAGACGACACTATTAATATAGATCAACCAACCACAAACGTCAAGCCTTTAGATAGAATTATTTATATAAGTATTTTTTATTGACATGGAACTAAAACTAACCCGCGCTGAATTAGAGATATTGCTACAGATCCGTCATCCTACCGACGAGGAGATGTCGTTAATCAATCAATTCAAACCCTACGGACTCGATCCGTGGGAACCATCGGAACTGATGCGATTTGCTTTAATTGCCTCAAATAATTTAATCCACAGTTCCGGCCTGGTATGGGATGAAAATGTCTTAGAAACCATGGTAGCTAGTTACCCTGGATGCGCTTTGATGATCGATCATGAATGGAAAGATCAGACCAAAACTTTTGGGATGATCTATGATTCTTTTATTTATTCCTTGCCTCGTGTAAGCAAGGAAGGGATAGCACGAATCCTCGAAAAATCTCCTAATCCAGGCGAAGATTATCGAATAATCCAAAAAAACGGCTATCATCAGGTCTTGGTTTTCGGTTTTGTAGAAGCGACTCACCCGATTATTTCAGAAATTTCCTATGGCAGAAAAGCCGATGTTTCAATGGGGGGAATTTTTTATGGCGAGTCGATTTGTCCTATCTGTGATATTCCCTACAGTGATCCTAAATGTC